CCTATCTCTTACACTAAATGTTGTACCACTCTTAAATATTAATGCTGGCTTTTTTCTTCCTTTATTCTTAAATGTTTCACAAAATGTTTTTATGGTTGTTGCAATATCTTTCCTATCATGTCCAAAATCACCATTTAACCAGTGACCTACCATAAGAAAACAAAATTGTTCTGGAATATCAGCTAGTGTATCAACAACTGTTTTTGGTATTTCTTTTGTTTTATTAAATACTTCTAAATCTAATCCTTCAAATAAAACTTCAACAGGTTTTTCACATTTAAGTGTACCAACCTTTTGATTTGTGTTGTTGTCCATTTTGTCATATGTAGTATTTATAAATACATTTTTTGCATGATGAGATGGTACTATGTTTAAGTCCATTCTATTTAACCCTTCTATCCATGAAGAATCACAAATTGTTGTTTCTATTCCAGCAGTTATACCAATATTGTATTTTCCAACAGCTTGAAATTCATTAGGAATAGTAACCTGAATCCAAATATCTGGCTGTTTAGGTAAATGATTGTTTTGTCCTTTGTGAATCAGTCTTGATATATCTTCATCATCAGGTCCTAATGCATTTTCAGGCAAATTTCCCCATCTTTGACTCAATACCAATATATCATATTTATCCATTGCTATCAAACTTCTCAACAAATCTCTTGCATGGTCACCATATCCTGACCTAGTTGCAATAGGTGCACTCATAACTAAAAAAGGTTTCATATCTTTTCTCCTATTAATGTATCAAAAATTATACCATCTGGATAATTTGGTTTAGGTTTAGATGTATCTATCATTGACCATCTTTGTATAGGTTTCCAATTTTCTAAACATCCTTCAACAGAGTCTATAAATGCTTTACACATTCCAAGCCTGTCAAATCCATTACCTATTGCCCATTCTCTACCAACCTTTCCTCGTCTCTTTCTTTCATCACGTCCTAACTTGTATGCTTCCATAAGTCTTGATGCAATATCTTTAATGTTAGGTCTACTATCATATATGTATGGTGTTGCTGGTGAACCTTGGAGATTTATTTGTGGCCATACAGGTAGTGCCCATTCACCACATTCAGTATATCTCATATTACTATTACTTGGCCAATCAGTTGTAAAATCTTCTAATAAAACTGGTGTGCCATCATCTTTTACAAATCCCATTTGGTCCTGTATTCCACCAATTGCAGTTCCAAGAATCATTGTACCTGACATTATTGATTCCATAACACTAAGTCCAAAACCTTCAGCTGAACTAGGTTGGCATGTTATATCAGCTATATTATACAACATGTTTAATTTTTCACTATCTATTTTTTGAGGTGAAAACAATACGTTATGTCCACCACATAATCTATCTCTGACCTCCGGTAAGTTTGTGCCTGCATCATCAACTTCATTTGTGTGCAAAAGTAATAGGCATCTATCTGCTTGTTCCTTTGTAAGGTTGTCACAAAAAATTCTATATGCTAACATTAAGTCAGATGTACTCTTTCTTCTAATATTTCTACTATTATAGAATGCAACAAAATCATACTCTTTATTTCTAAAAAGTTCTTTCTTAACAGGTGTAAGTGCTGATTCTGATAGTGGTTTATGTGTTTCTTTACATATTCCATGTTGTACATATGTTAAGTCCCAATCTGTTCTTGGCTTTCTCTGGCAAACATTTTTATTTATGTTGTATGTTTGTTTTGAAATTGCCATAAGTAAATCACAAGACTCATATGCGTTTTCATTCCAATGTGGGTAAGGAAGATCATCCCAAATATTCAAATATATAAGAGGCATTTCTTGTCTAATTTCATGAGCCATTTCATATAACCAATCCCAGAATCTTGGGTCAGTAAAGTGCATAATAATATCTGGCTTTTCTATTGCAATCACTTGTCTTAACAATACTTGGTTTCCATAACCATTTACTGGATATATTTTACAATATGCATCTTCAACTCCGGACTCTTTAGCAGCATCTTTAGACATATCAAAAATCTTTCCATTGTCCGGGTGGTTTACAGCTCCACCAATTTGTGCCCAGTCATACTTATGCATACTTCCCATTACAATCGCTCTTGACATTGTTCCTATACCGGAAAACAATCTCAAATCATCTGAAAGTAGTAATATTTTTTTCTTTTTTACTTTATTTGGATTTACCTTTTTAAGTGTGGGTAACTTTACTTCCATAACCTTTTCTCCAATTTATAAATTTTGACCTAAACTATTCTCTTTAAGAATTTTCTTCTTAAACTTTTCATCATTAAGATAAAGATATATTGTCCTGTTAGTAATTTTTTGTAGATTGATATTATCATTTATACACTCAATCTTAAATTTCTTATGGAGGTCATCCTTTATTTTAACAGATGTTAATTTTAATTTTTCCATAACATTTCTCCTATAGTAAATACATATATTTGTATATCTATAAATATCAAGTCATACAATAATTTATCCAATTATAACAATCTTTTTACCTAATTTTTTTGCAGCACGAATTGTATTCCATGTTCCCTTTGCAGAATCGTGTTCTGGTATGAATGCAATTAAACAATCAACATACTTTACAAGCAATCCATTTCTATGAAAAAAGTTTTTTGGTTGATATGTTTTATTGTAATACCCTTCATTCATTGCACTATATAAATTTGGGGGAGTATGTGCTGGGTTAAACTCTTTGTATTGACAACCTAATTCTAATGCATATTTTTTTGCATACTTATCTGCACCATGTTGGCAACCACCACTAACAATTAATAAATCATCACCAAATTTATTTTTCAAACCAAAAACAGTGTCCTTTATTTTTTTACGACTTTCATATAGCCTACTACCAATTATTCCTATCCTCATACTACTCTTAGCTCCTTAGGACATAATTCATAATTTTGTTTGAAAGGACACCATTTACAATTCTTATTCTTTTCACCCTTTGTTGCAGGATAGTTTCCTAAAAGATTGTGTTTACCTTCTGGTGTAAATGCTTCTGAAATAAACTTGTCTAAACTTTTATTTACTTTTGACAAACTTGGCTTTCCACTTGCAGGTACATATTGTTGAATCCTTCTTTGTGGAAAATCCAAATTTTCATACAACTTTCTTTTTACAATAAAATATTCAACAACAATATCTTTTACATCAACATGGTATTGTTTAGCAAAATATTCTTTATATATTCTAAGTTGGTCACCATTCTGTTTTTTCTGTGATGGCCTCCATCCCATTGTACTTGTTTTAATATCAATGATTTTTATTTTATCATGTTCTTTAATTACTAAGTCAATAAAACCTGTCATCATAATATTTGGATTAGATTCTATTTCATGGAATATTGGCATTTCAATACCTACAAGTTCACAGTTCTTTTTACTAAAGTATGCACCACGTTTTCTTTTTAGATAATCAATAATTTCAACACCGTCCCAGTAGAACTCCATCATTTCATCTCTGCTTGAAAAGTGGTCACCGAAGTCTTCACAAGTTTCCTTATAATTGTGTGCCATTCTTTCTTTAAGCATTTTGTGGAGATCCAGACTATCGGCTGATTTTATTGAATCACTGTACATTACATCTAAGTAATGTTGAATTACTTCGTGCATTGATGTACCAAATGTTAAATAGATAGATGGTTCAAACTCCTTATGTTTATCGATATAATTTAATTTCCATTGGTGTGGGCAAGTTTTATACATATTGAACTGGCTGTAAGAAATAGTCTTCTTACCCATCATTCTTGCTTTTATTGCCAAATCTTTAGGTGATTTTATTTTCATCTATATAATATAACCAATTTTTATGAACTATTAAAATTTATTTAGAGTTATTTTCAATAAGTTTATCTAAATATTGTTTTGCTTTTAATAAGTCTTCCATTCCATTTTTGTGTCGCCATCTTGTAACATACTTAATAATGTTTCCCTCAAAAAAATCAAGCTTTTGAGAGTAAGCATAATCCCACATTTCTATTCCTGTAGTATAATGCTTTGGATGTTTAACATTATCCGCCAAGATTAAATGTTCCCTTACTATCTTTCTTGTCTGCTTGTTTAGGTAAAAGCTCGTCATTAACATGACCACAACTACTACACTCAAACACAGGCATTGGTAAAAAACTTTTCTTTCCACTTGGCGACATTACGGCTGAAACACGTTTTAATAATACAACTTGAATAAATGTAGGATTTCCACAATTTTCACAAACAACATCATCCATGTCATTTAGATTTATATTTACCTTACCTTCATTCATTTTTAGACCTTTTTGTTCTCTCATTATCCTATCCCGAATCCTCCTCCCATCATTGGTGGCTCTTTACCTTCTTCCTCTGGGAGTTTATTAATTACACATTCTGTTGTTAAAATTGTACCTGAAACTGATACTGCTTTTTCAAGAGCAACTCTAGTAACTTTATTAGGGTCAACAATTCCAGCCTTATACATATCAACAACTTCTTCGTTTCTTGCATCAAATCCTGCAAAATCATAATCAGATGTTGTACATACATTATTCCATATTACATCTGGGTTTAATCCTGCATTTTCCATGATTGCATTAAATGGTGCTCTACATGCAGATTTTACAATATCAAAACCAATTTGTTGGTCTTTATTCAAACCTTCTGAACTAATATTTTCACAAGCTAATCTTAGAGCTACACCACCACCTGGTACAATACCTTCATCAATTGCAGCACGAGTTGCAGCTAGGGCATCTTCTACTCTATATTTCTTTTCTTTAAGCTCAATTTCTGATTGTGCACCAATATTTAAGATAGCAACACCACCAGTCATTTTTCCAAGTCTTTCTTGAAGTGATTCTATTTCGTAACTTGAATCTGAAGTATCTATCTGGTCCTTTATTTCAGTTGCACGTGCCAAGACAGCTTCTGAATCTCCACCACCATCAACAATTGTTGTATTTTTACCAGTTATACTAATTAGCTTTGCCGAACCAAACATATCAGGTGTTACCTTTTCAAGCTTCATACCTTTTGTTGTTGAAATTACAGTACCTCCAGTTAAAACCGCAATATCTTGTAACATTGCATTTCTCTTATCACCAAATCCAGGTGCCTTAACAGCTGCAACTTTACACGTTCCTCTTGCTTTATTAACAATAAGTCCTGCTAGTGCTTCACCATCAACATCTTCAGCAATAATTAC